CATAAAACTCATTAATACCATTAAAAATAATAATACTTTTTTCATTCATTTCATCCCCTTTTAGTTTGACAGCGCAGTAATCCATGCGTCTGTGCTTATTTTAATTAATTTTAACATTTTATATTGGACTGAGAGATTATAATTTGCAGAACTTCCGTTAATTGTGACACCACTTGAACATGATAAGGTCGTTGTACCAGTTGAAGTGTTAATAAATGTAAACTCCGTACCGATAGGAAATGCTTCGCTTGAGTTGGCAGGTATCGTCACCGTGCGTACGCCTGTACCGTCAAAAGGAAAGAATGCTTTATGACCGTAAGATGTCAACGTCAGTGTGATAGAAGTTGATACTCGATTTGAGATATACCCCCAATGACCTTTCCAAGATGGCGCACCGCTTCCGTTTGAGTATAAGATATAATCGTCCGTGCCTGCAATAGTCGGCGCATAGAATGTTGGGCTTTGGTTTGCGCTTCCATTCATGGTGATGTTGTTGATTGTTCCTATCGTATCAGGACTTACAATATCAAAACCATCAACAGCATATTTTCTTACAATACCTAAACTTGATCCTATATTTGCTAATGATGTTAACTTATCACTTTGTGCCTGTGCTCCTACATCACCTGCTGTATATGCTAAAGCCGCTTTCAGTGCTGATTGTGTAATATCATTCGATAAAGGTATTCCTACAATCTCGCGGGTTGTTGCTACTTTGCCATTAAGCAATGTGATGAGTGAATTTGTGTTATCATTTAACATCACATCATTCACGGCTATTTTTGCGTACTGGTTAAGTGTGTTAAAGAACCTTATTTCCGTGCCAGTAGAATGTGATTGAAGACGGTTTTTAAGTGAGCGTGCACCAATCGCAAAGTCAGCGTCACTCGTATCAAACAGTGGATTTTCGCCAGCGTCCATTTTATTATTCCATGTGTCTTTTTCCGTTTGCGTTACTTTCTTATACGTTGTACCCTCTACAATATCATCCATGTTAATTTTTTTAAGTTCTTGATATACCCCATACCAATAGTCCATTTGAGATACAGTTAAGGTGTCAATACCTAATGATGTTAAGTCAATTAAAAACCAATCTTTTATTTTATATTGTCGATTAGATAAAATAGGAGTTTTACTTGTTAAAATATATGCAGATGTTTTTAAAGTATCATTATTATATATATTAGATACTTCTCTAATATCTAATGATGTTTGTGAACTCAATGAATATGAAATAACAGGTGAATTTATAAATGTTTGAATTGTATATGAAACATCACTTAAATATTGATAATCAAAACGTTGATATATTTTTCCAATTGGTAATGATAAACCAGTTTTTCCTATTTGCCAATATGTATTAGTTGAACCACTTATAAGTATTAACCAACCATCATTATATACATATGTAGCATTACTATAAGTAAATAATGTAGGATTAGAAAGTGAAGGGATTTTATTTCCATCTTCAAAAACTTCCCTTAAACTGTGATTGTTAAGTTCGGTGATGTGAGTGTCTAATGAATACGGAAAGTCTTTTGATAGGTAACGTTCGTCGTTGTGTGCGTCATGAGTACTATCATGTGGTGCTGGGTTAAAAGTAGAAGGTTTACCGTCAATATGTGACCAGTGTGAGCGAGGGTAAAATAGCGTTTGGTCTGCGTCAAACGTGCCTGCTTTCCTTCTTAATTCAACCAATAACGCTGTTGCCATTGTAAACCCTCCTTATACGGTGACTGTGCCTGTTTTAATGAGTACGAATGCTCCTTCTCCATGCTCTGTTGAAGCGTTGGCGTCTGATAAATTACCTGCACCTGTTGATTGTGCTTCATATAACTTCAACACTGGAAAATACTTCATGACATCGATTGCACGTTCTCTTGAGATTGCTTTACCTACATGTGATGTGCCTAATGATTGTCTTACTTCTGCTTGAGTAGCAAGTCTTAAGATACCAGTAGCACTTTCACTTGCACTTCTAATTGCCTGTTTTGTGATGGCTGAAATATGCCCATTTGCACCAAATGTAATCGTGTCGATGGTTTGAATATCAGTTAAATCTTGATCTGTTGGAGTAAATGTTGGATGTGTGTAGTTTGATAAGCCATTCAACTTAACTTTATCACTTGCTGACATAAGACCTGCGGCTGTTGTTGTTGCTTCTGGGTAGTTATGGTTGACAATCGACCATGTTTTGTTTGAACTACCATCAATACCTTTGAATACAATCCAGTCATTCTTTTCTAACTCAATTGTGATACCACTACCGCCTGTTAAACTTCCACCACCATCATCACCATTTAGAATGATATGACCTGCTGGCACGTTAAACACACCGCCTACGTCGACGTTAACATAGTAACCATCAACGGCATTATCGCCTGCATCAAACAGTCCTGCATTTGCCCAAATGTCATCAAAACCATCCATTGTAGATGCCGTGTATGAGACAGAGCCAATCATTTTTAAACCGTATTTAACGGATGCTGGAAGCAAGTTAATATCAATTAAATCACTACCATCAAGTAAACCGTCAACCGCTTTAATATGGGTTCTTAAATATCTAGTTGTATCAGCAGAGAATGTCCCTACCTTTTGTGATAAGTCTACTATAATACGAGTTCCCATTATTGTTTACCTTCTTCCTTTGGAGGTGCCCATTTTCTTTCATATCGGCGCTTTAAGATATCAAAGCTATTGAAACTTGTATTCAACACCGCTGATAAGCTTCTAAAAATACCATCAAACATGTCAATCAATTCACCAAGTGAGATTAAGATTTCTTGTCTATCATCAACAAGCACGCTTAAACTTTGCTTTAACTCCAGATTTTCCTTGACAACGTTATCGATATCTTTCTTGCGATATGTTTCAAGTTCAGCCTTTAGATCATCACGCTCTTGTTTGATTTGGCTGTAATCACTTTGGTGTGATTCTTTTAATGCTTTTCTCAACGATTTGACTTCTTCAGTTAAACTCGTGATGTGGTTTTTATATTCGCCGATTTCTTCATCTTTGGATTCAATCGTCATGATGGCATTTCCATATTCTTCTACAATTGCTTCTTTGGTAAGTCTCATCTTTAATTCTTTAAAATTACTTTCCATAGATTTCTCCTATTCTTCAATGATTTCTGTAACAATGAGTGCGTACACATCATCGCTTAAGTTCTCCGCGTTTGCCTCTTCAAAACTATCAAATACCTTTAAGCCGTCAGCAGCTTTGATTTTCAAGTCTTCAATATCACCTTTAATTGTGGTGAGTTCTAAGACCTCGCTTGATGTGAATGACTGCACCGACATATTTTTATCAATCGGCATATCTTGTGGCGTTGTAGTAAGTTCTTCTTCGTAGGTGTCCATGTGGTAGTTTTCACCGTCATAATACATGATGGTTTTATCACCGAACTTAATACCTGCAAAATTAAACTGTCCGTCACAATACCACCAATCGCCAGCGTTTTCACCTACTGGCAAAGGATATGAAGCACCGAACACACCTTGATAGGTCACGCAGTTTGCCGATGGACTAAACGCACGCCATTTAAAACTTAAACTGACCTTCGCTGAACGGAAGTACAGCACATCTAACAACACGTTCTCATCGACTTCAATTTCCCATACATTCCAATCAAAAGCCCGCTGATAGAGTTCGTCTGACTGGCTGAATATATCTTTACCCTTCGTTTCAGTAAACGTCATGAACTGGTTATATTCGGTCTGTGTCGCATTGTAGAGTTTAAAGTTAACACCCAAAGGCATTGCGGGCATGGGAGAGCACACTTGAACAACGTCAATCATGTTACTTCTCCCTTTAAATACCCCTGTTTTCTTTAAGTTGTTACCTAACCCATCAAAGGTCAAGTGAATGATGTTTTTAATCATCTCGCACCTCAGTGTATAATGTGATATTCTTTGCCACATAAGACGGCATGGTTTCGTTATACGTCATCACTAAATCGAGCGAGTTCTTATCATACCATACGACGCCATGACATATTCTATCGGGTGTAAAACTGATATCAATTTCACCCTCTACCGATGTATCAACCGTAATTGAAAACTGTTTGACGCGTGTAATATCAACCTTGACAGCGTTCTTTTGTGGCGTATAGAGTAACAACCCTGTGACGATTTCACCATCGTTATCTACCACTGTGTTATATCTCGCAAAACCGTTATAAACATTGACTTTAGGATGTTCGCTCATAACAGGTAATTCAACTAAACCACTTAAGATTTCTCTTGTGTCCTTGTTGACGATGTCGCTTATGGTGAATAGATCATCAAAACCCTTGCTTGCTGTCGCCTCTGGGTATAGTCTTCTCTCGGTATCAGTAAACGCGTAATTACCTGTGTACCCTTTAAACATCACGCTGTCTACTCTTCCGTAATAATCGGTATACGATACGTCTTTATTGAAGTAGACCGTTTGACCACCGATGACTTTTGAATACCGTTGCAATCCTGCCGAGTAGTTGTCTTTCATCTTGTACTTAATTTCAATCGTTTTACCTTTGTTGTCGGTATCGAGTGACAAGTGCAACTTCCTTGTAAATCCATTTTGGTGTAAGCATTCCATATAACCATACGTCACAGGCGTTTTGCTTCCACCACTTAATACATCGAAGAACTTATTCGCATTTTGTAACCGTGTATCGTAAGGTGTTTCTTCTTCAACAATCACCAATTTTGAAGTGTATCGTAACACCCTTAACGTGGTATCTTCTGATGTGACTTCTTCAATGCGGTGTCGTGAGTTGATGCCGATGTAACTTGATAACACATGATAATCTTGTACCAAGACTGCGCTATATGTCACCATGTCAGACTTTAAGGTGTATGTCATGGCAACGTAATATCTTCCTTGACTGTCCTTGTCTCCTGGTTCTGGGAGTTCATCCACCGAGTTTGCCCATCCTGATATGGTGTACTTTGTACCACCCATACGATTGACTAACACTTGCGCATAGTTGCCGATGGCGTCGCTCTCATTCACGTTTGAACTCTCATTGAGATATTTAACCCTTTGACGCTCGAAACCTGTTTGGTCGTCCTTGTACACCCTTGCGTGCGTTTCAGTTAAAGCCTTATACTGCACATAGATTTCAATTTGTAAATCTCCTGGTGCTTGTTCATCTAAATCATAACCTAAACCAGGATCATCTTGTGATTGTGTCCCAGTACGTGTGACAAGTTCGCCTACTTCCATGCTACGCTTTGCCAAGATGGTTTCATAAAGTGCTCTTACAACGGAAGGTTCACCGATGAGTTGTTTTTTATGTTCACCTGTAAAACTCATACCCTTGATTTGATTGTCACCTTTGGAGTAATATAACACGTTGTTCTTCTTTAATGTTTGCTTACCCGTATAGGTATAATCTGAATCAGACGGTAACGTATCGTAATATTTGTCTTCTACCACCCTGTCAGTGATGTCTGTGATGTCACCAGCAAGCCATACATAATTGGCTGACTGTGAGGCAAGACCACGCACTAAAACGCTTGTGATAACCTCGATATCGTCTTCTGTTTCATAGGTGATGTTTGATATTGTAATTCTGTCGATTGACCCTGATGTCAAAAGTCCAAAACCATTTTTATGTGGTGAATGTCTTACCCTGTCAATCACGTTCTTTGTGTTGAGTTCAAGCGCGTTCACATAGTCTTCTAACTCGCCTGTTGCCTGTTCATCCGTGATGTTAGGTAAGTCAATCACTCTTGGGTTATCAAAGAATAGGAAATCAACACCCTTTGCCAAGTTACCGCTTAATGCGATGATGTAATATAAGTAAACGGGTTCTTCAGGATCCACAGCTGTACAGATAAGATTTTGATACACCGTACCGCTCTTGAGTTTAGATGTTGCTGTTTCGCCCTCTACATAACACGTCGTGCCAGGTATCTTTGTACCTTGTGTAACTGAGAATGACCCATCCGCTACCCATTGCAAGATTGTGCCGTTGTATTCCTGTCTAAACACCGTTCCAATAGGATAGTTGTATAAATTGATATTTGCTACGCTTCCTTGTAAGGTGTACTTGACCGTAGCATTGTCGTAAGCATATTCGCTTGATATATTGAGAATTCGTTCGTCAACTGAATCTCTTACCGTAACCAATGCACCGTTTTGTTCTGCTATTTTAGATAAGGCGTCATATACTGTATACCCCTCGTATTTATCCTCTGGAGCAATCGTGTTTAATTTAGCACGCGCGTTATCTGAGAGCACATAAGGTGTCTTGCGTAAGATTTTATCTGCCAATTGAGAGTACATTGTAAATGGCATTTCATTGAACTCATGCGACGTAATGGTAAACGATGTTCTTTCAACGGTTATTTCATCATCAAGAGATGTGTTAAATTCATATTCAACACTGAAACTTGAAAGCACTTCAGGTATGTATTTGATAGTAATAAATTTGTTGATTTCTTTTCTTGTAAAACCAAATACCGCTTTAATGATTTGAACATCTGAATGAATGATACTGCCATTGTATTTAATACGTATATTTACCGTTTGATTAATCGCCATCGGCATGTAAGAAAATGATGTATCAAGCACCAATGTGAACTCATCTTTTCTTAAAACTTGAAGTTCATTCAATACCGATAGATTAGTGTTCATGATATTGTTATAATTTACAATTTCTAACTCATTTGTTTTGCTTAACACGATATCTTCTGCAACGTTAACCGATATGTTGTATATGCCAGCGTTTCCTTTGGGTTGTGTCAATGTGATGTTTTCTAAAGGGTAGTTAGTCAAGTCTTTTGTGTAGGATACAAGGCTTAATTTATGAATGTATGTACCAACACCAAAGTCTATTTTTTCAATATTAGGTTCAGCAATCATCATGGAATACGTTTTGCCGTCATGTTCAAATGTGACATCCGCCAGTCTTGGCAATCTTCTTGATAAGTCTAATCCTGATACATAATTGGCTGGTAAAGGTATCGTTTCGACATAACACGAATCAAACGTCGAGTCGACCGTTTTAGTTATATTGATATCTAATCCGTTTAATGGTAAGTCGTATTCAACACCCTTGACTTTAACAATCATATTCTAACCCCTGTAATGTTTTGCACCAACCGTTTTTGACGTTCAGCGTTTATCGTATTATCAATTTGTATGCCCGCTAATATGGTTTGATTTTGCATGCCTAAATTAATTGCTTTAAGCCCTAATCGTATACCCTGTGTACTAAGGGCAATTAAAGCACCACCTACGCCACCAGCTAAACCACCAATGGCAACACTTCCTAATAACCCTACGGATTCCTCTACGTACGCCATCGTGTTATCTAATCGTCTTTGTACAACCGAATCACCTCTAATCGCATTGTTAGAAGCGAGTTTGTTTTTTATGATATTAGACCCTATGCCATAGACTACCGTGACAGCGCCAATACCTTTAGCAATATTCTTTGTCAGTCTCTCTGGGTCTTGTTTCGCTACGACATCATCCGTCGTTTTCTCGTCCTGTGGATCTCGGCTTTTGTTTTCACCTGTGACCTCTTCGGTCTCACCACCCGTCAAGACGAGTTCAAATCTTTCAGCCATGATTACACCTCCTTGAGTGTCAGTGTTAATGCTGATCGTGTTTCTTTATACCCCTCTACACCTTTTGTCACTTGCACTGAATAGGTATAAAGGTTGCTTGCTTTCGTGGTAATTTTAAGTGTGTGATTGCTCTGTGTATCGCCATAGATTTCATCTTGTAACGCCTTGTATAAATCAGAGTTATCATCCACGATAGAAACCTGCCATGTGCGATTGATTTCGGTTGCCTTTATTTTATTTGTCTTGCCATCTCTTCGTGGTGTTTCACCCTTTGTAAGGTCGTATGTATAGTCGGTCAACTTCACACTCACATCGTCTAATAAAACGCTACTACGGTCATACATCGCGCCATAGCGAAGTGTTAAACCTACAAGTTTATTAGAGTTTTCTACAATGTACTCACCGCGCTTCAAGATAAGTTCTTTTACCTTGATGCTCGACCCTACTGTTAATCTAAACGTATACAGTTTGTTGTAAGAGTTGTTGTCAACGTCGTTGTACATCTCTAATATCTTTGCATTACCTAATGTTAAAGGCACGTTAATGATGACATCATCATCCGTTAAGTATTCGTTTGTTCCCTCGTTCACATTAGATACATAAGCTTTTGTATTCACCATGTTATAGGTCACGAAAGGTATTTGTGTATAGTCAACGTCGCTTCCTGTTTTTACTTCCAACTTAAAGTGCTTCCCAGCAACAAACCCGCTTGTGATGACCCATGTGAAATCCATTCGTAAAACAAACATATAATCATCAAGCCCGTTCTGGGCTTTTTTATACTCATCAAACTTATAGCGCTGTACGGTCTTTGTGATTAAGTAATCACCAAAGAGTTCGTGCTTTTCAGCGTTTTCTATCTGTCTATAAGTGTCTAACAATAAATAAAGATTATCCCTTTTCTCAATGGGTACATAAAACCATAGGACACCGTTCAAGGTTTCCTGTAGGTCGCTTTCAGTGATTAAACTTCGCTCTACCTTAAGCACACAAGGAACGATACGCTGTGAGGTTAATTCCATGATTTCATCGTATAACATAATGTCATCTTGAATAACGACAGGTATGTTTGCTGTTAACTGTTCGCTTTCAACTAAACCTGTCGAGACTTGCGCGATGTCTTGCTGTATTTTTTGTGTGATTTCATATAACGTCATACCCTTTTGACCTCTCTTCCTAAAATCCTCTCAATTGTGCTCAAAGCAAGTTGAATAAAGTCTTCCGTAAACCATCCCTCATGTGGATTGACAAGCGTTTTCTTCCACCAGCTGTTATACGTCCATTTCATATCGGTATATACCGCATACCATATATCCATGACGATAGCGGATGATGTTCCACTGTCTTCAATCCTGATGTTATCCTTGAGCGCTCCACCATTGATTTGTGCAACTGGTGCACCACTCTTGGCGAGTTCTAATAACATCGGCATGATTTCTTCTTTTATAGCGTTAAACGTATCACTTGATATTTTGACAACGCGAGTGGCCATCGTCTCACAATCCCTTCTTTTTCTTTGGGCAAGACCTTATCGACACTCTTCAATCTAAAGGTTTCCGTACCGATAATGATTTCATCGTTTTCTTTAAACGGTAGATCATCCTTAGTCTCAATAACTCTGATATAGACCTTGTGTTGAACGCCTCTCACTTCCATCATTTCACGCTGATTAGAGATATACTTAAACCGAAACTGGGTTGTGCCCTCGTTTAATGTAGGCACTTGTGTTCTCGGTACACTTTCTGGTGATGTATGACGTGTTGCCTGTCTGTATAATCCAACTAAAGGATAAAGTTCCATTACCATATATCCTCGCTGTTATCTACCATATAGTATGTGTCATAATCAAAGTGATAGGTGTTTAATAACCCCGTCATAGCATTTTTAACCAGTCTTGGTATATCTTTGTTGCCTACGATGTGTTCATCGCCTATGGTGTATGTTGCTTCAATAAATCTCACAGCGTATGTGATGAACTGTAAACGCCATTTAGGATAGAAAGCGATTAGGTATTCCATCACAAAACGCGTGCGTTCAGACTTGTCTTGAAAGAGATAATCTCTCGCTTGTAATGTAAGACCTAATAACTTCTTATTGACCGTTTCAGTGTCGTCACCCTCAGTAACTAAATTGATACCCGTGAGCGCTTCATAAAACGCTACAGTGGGGGCTGGTATGTGATGTGTGATGTTATAGATTGAAGTGGTGCTGTCAAGTGTGTTGTATGCCATAATGTACTCCTTTTGAGAAAAGGGATAGGGCTCAAACCCTACCCCAATGTTGTTATGCTAATGCAGCTTTCGAAACGTAAATACCTTTTGCTCTATTTGCGATGACGAATAAGTCATAGCGAACACGGTAATCAATTTGACCAGCGTCTAAACCTGGTACTTGACCTGGTGCCCAGAACACCGCGTTTTGATGTCTTACAATTGAAGCAATAGAGTTTCGTGTTACTAAAATGAAGTTGATATTCGTTCCTAAACGGCTTGCTGGAACTTCAACAATTTTAGCGTCGCGGTAGATTTCAACCTTAACAGTTGCATCGCCACCCCACATGCCATAGACAACTTTCTTATCTAACGCTTGTTCTAAAGCAAACTTAACAGCAGGTGTGACATATAAAATCTTGTCGCCTTCTACTTCGTTTTCCGCTTGTGTTTGGAACGCTTCATCTAATTTAGCAATAACATTAGATGATGTGATGGTATTATCAGTTGTAGAAGCTGTGTGTAACTTGGTAGTTCCAGCGCCAGCAACTAATTTGCTAAATCTATATGTGTCTACTGCAGGTACAACGACCTTGCGCACATATTTGTTAGCAACGCTGATGATTCCATTTTCCATTAAGGACTCATCCATATCTAAACGGTCAACCAACACTTTATTACCTTTATCTTGTGATAATTGGTATGTGTCCCATGTGCGGTCAACATCAAGCGCTACAAACCCAGTTGATCTATTATATGTTCCCAAACCAGCTGCATCAAATGTGTCGAGTGGCATTTTGACGGTGTCGCCACCTAACCACTGAAATGTTGTAGCTTCTAAATCTGCGGTCTTTGAAGCCGCTTTGTAAACTTCATTGAGGTTATTTGGATCAGCCAAATAAGCCTGTGCTAATGCAATAACGTTTGCCATGTTTTATTCTCCTTATAGTTTGCGCAAATGCTTAATCTTTTCTTGTTCTGTCATTTGCGTTCCGCCTCCTGCTCCACCGATTTTGATGGGCGTTGTGCCTTGAAACGTGCTAAACTTCTTCGCCACTGATTCCGCAGACTGTAATAGCGTCACATCTTCTTTGACTCCAGCCTTTGCCAATGTTAGAAACTCATTTTTAAAGTCATCGGTTACACCGTACTTTGTTGTAACGAGTTCATCAACAATCTTTTCATGCTCGCTCTTCAATGTGTTAAAGTTCCCTTCGAGTTCTGTATAGTTTGTCTTAAACCCTTCATACTCTTTTACCTTACCCAAGTTCTCCTTGATTTCACTCACGCTTTTATAACCAATTTCATTAAGGATTTCTCCTTTGGCTTTAGAACTGATTGATTGGGTGAACTTGTTGTATTCATCCTCTGTCGCAAATGCTTTGAATGGAGTAGTGGGATTACTTCCTTGCTCATTTTCATCGCCTTCAGCAAATAGTTGAATGTTTAAATCTAACATAGTAAATCTCCTTTCCAGTTTTTAGTCTTTGAATGGACTATTTTTAGTTTATAGCCTTAGTTGGGCTTCTTTGTTATCAGCAAGAACACGGTCTCGCCGTTGTAACTAATCTTTAAAAACTCTCTGCCACTATCATCATCAAACACAATCTCCGTTACACCTTTTCTTGCCATCTCCATGACAACAGCATTGACTTGTGCTTTCATGCTCTTAAATAACTCTGTGTCATCCATCTTCAAATCGTTTGATAGTGGTAGCGTGGTCGTCTTTTCATAGTTCTTTGTACCTCTTATGTATCTCCAGAAGTAACGACCCTTTGACGGTGCTCTAATCATCCCCTCAAGGTGTTTAGCAAAGCCATAGTACTTATAGAGTGAACCGTTCCAAAACCTTATGAGCAAGTCTTCACCATCCGTACCAACACCCGATATAAACGATGACAAGACCCACTGTAAGCCACATTCTAATAACTGTTGCTTTTGTACCGCTGATGGTCTAATGCGTCGTGGTAAGCCTTGTCGTCTATCTATGTTCTCGTCATAGAGTAGGATGGATCCATCTTCCCTCACTTCGCCAATATCAGTTATTTTCATCGCCAACACCTAATTGATCATTGATTAAAGGTTTCCCCTCTTCAATTTTGATGTTCTTAACGATACGTTTGAAATCATCTTCTGTATATCCTTGATTTTTGAGTGCATACTTGACAGCTTCTTCTTGGTCAAATGCTACACCTAATGCTTTGGTTGCTTCTTCTACGCGTTCTTCGAATGTTTGATTATTGAATGCTGGGAAATTAATTGATATATCATATCTTTCAACTTCGTCAACGCGGTACTGATATTGAATACCTTCATCATCTTCAACAGCGATAGGTTTTTGCCCTTTGAGTGAATACATCGTCAATAAAGCATTATAGGTATCGACTAAAAACTTATTCCACAGTTTAATCTTGTTGCTTCTAACGATGACTGATGACTTCTCTTTAATCTCTAAAGCTGCACCTGATATATTAGCTGAATGTGCTTCAAGCCCTACTGTGGTATATGCCATGCCTATCTTCATCCAACATGTCTTGAGTTCATTTTTGATTGACTCATCATACATTGTGGTGTTGAATTCAGGTACATCACGTTTAAAACCAACAGGTTTATCGGGTTGCCCTCGTGTGATAAACATGTCAAACTTATATTCAGGTGGTATCTTTTCATTACCTTCATCATCCTTGACAATCTCGGTATCTGATATCGACATGGAAGGTCTTACACGTCTGATGTACAAGTTCTTTTGTGAGTAGATTTCATCAATCAAATTGAATGTATCAGTCAATCCCTCGAAGTCAGACCCACCATATTCGGTGCCGTCAAACTCATTGGAGTTGCTTCGATTCTTCTTAAACGTTGCAAATATCATGTTGATAGGCTTATTGCTTTTGTCTAAAAAGTAAACATCTTCATAGCCTTCTGATAACTCTTCTACTGTATTGATAGGCACACGGTGTCCTTCGTCATCATAAAGTTCATATTTGATATACCCTTTGCCATAATACGAGCGCAAAATGTACTTCTTGTCTGTTTGCACATATCCATCTTCAAATATAATTTCTTGTATCTTGCCTAATATGACACGCAGTTTTACCCTTTCAGCTGGGTACATAATCATGATCGGATATTCAGACACATCTTCTCTAAACACTAACTTGCACGCCACAGTGCCCGAGTATGTTTCGTACATCGACCCTGTTTGATATTTCTCATTATGATCGTTGTCCTCTAATATCTCCATCAGCGTTTCAGTCTTCTCGATTGATTTTGCTTCATTTTCCTTGTCGTCACCAACCGATACATAGATGTCTAAGTCTTCCGCAAATAATAAACTCTTCATTTGGTTCATGATGATTTCTGCAGTTGGGTAATGAAGTTTAGGAACGTTTGTTTTCCCGTCTACCCATTCCCACCATAGTTGTCGAGATTGACTTGATATTTCGCCAGGTATGGTGCGATATGTTGAATAAAACATAATCAGGTCTACAGGGTTACCACCAGCCCATACTCTGTACTCGCTTTGTCTAAACTTAACAAGGTTAGATAAAGACTGTTCGCGTCCTGGTACTTGATATTTAAAATTAGCCATAAATTGTGTCACTTGTTTGTCAACCTCTCTTGCTATCTGTTTTCCAAACAAAAAGTTAGTTAGTCCCATGTTCAACGCTCCTTATAAAGCGATAGTTCGTATTTGTATGAACTGACGCCATATTCTACCGCGTCAATGTTGTCAATCATCGTGCCCTTCGTTGGGTCATCCCATCTTGCTAACACACCCTTAGCCCATTCTTTAGGGTCGTACTGCGCTTTCCTAAAACTTGTAATCGTATCTTGGCAGTTATCATAAAATCTTAACCGACCTAACCACAATAGATTAATGCCTGTTTTAATTCTCGTGTTAATCTCTTCCTTGATGGCTTTATCTCCAACATCACCAATGCCGTGCTGATACTGTAATCTTTGATACTCTCTTATGAAAGTGATGTCTTCATCTATATAAACTCTCTTGGCGTTCTTCTTCATCTTGTCTCTCGCTGATTTAATGAACTCGAGAAAGTCAACCACATAGTCGTTTGGGCTCTTAATCGCTAACCCGCTAACATCTGCATTTCTATGCCGATAGTCTTTAATGACATCTACATAGCGATAACCCTTTGTGATACCTAACACGATGTATGCCGTCGCTGATGTGTTCTCACCAGGATCTCCTACAACGACATATGAAGCGTATAAATCAGGATTGAACGCACTTGCCTTTAAGATGTTGTAATCTCTTACGTGGTAGATAAGTCCTTCCGCTGATACTCTCTCTCCCAAGATGTCACGTTTGAAGATGACTGATTCTGGGTCATACTCAGATATAATCTCGTCCATACGTTCCCTTGTCATAATAGGGTTATCTTGCATCAGCTTTTTAATGTAGTTCAATCGCCCTGTCTTCTCCCATACGTCCATTTGTCTATAAACGTCATGCTTCTCGTCCACAGGGTTTAAATCAATAAAGTGATATCTATGTCCTGATAGTGCTGTACGCTTTATCAGTTCGTTTCTCGTTTCCATATGCAATAGTTCCCATTGGGTCGCTATCACCATGCCAACGCTCCAACCTTTATATGGTTCATGGCTGTTTGCTTTGTTGCCACCAAACGCCACGATATACTTAATGGGATGTCCGCTTCCTTTCTTCGGTAGAATAATCAGTGCGTCACTTCCCTCATACTTGCCCTCAAATATGCGCTGTCTAAACTTTACTTTCTTGTTGTTGATAATCTCGGTGCGTTCTTGCCAATCTGGGTAATGCTTGATGCCTAAACCCTCACCGTCAAACAAAATGGTTTTTGCACTGGACTGTGTCGGTGCTATCGCTAAATAGATCATGTCAGTGCTCTTATCTATCTCACCGCAAAACGCTACAATGTTATCGGTTGTTTTAGCTGCTCTAATTGGCCCCTCACTAATGTTGAACGTCTTAAGGTTAAACATGTAGTCAAGTGTCTTTCTATTTGGCACAACGAACTTGTTGAGGAAACTCCCGTTAGACAGTATCTTTTTCATGCTGTTCTCTTAACACCACATTGAAACTTGGTGCGATGTCATCATTAAACTCGAGGTTGACCTCTTGCTTGTTGCTCCACTTCTCAGGTGCTAAATTGGTTAGGTTGAATATGAGTGCTCCAAGATTAGGTGATAATGTTTCTTCTTGCACTTCCTTGCTCTTGACGTTGCCTTCCTTGTCATAGTATGTCTTTGTCTTGGTTACCTTGACATTTCCTATTGCTAAATCGTATAGTGTTGCCTCTAATTTTTCTACAAGTTCAGCATTACCTTTTTTTAATGCCTCCGTAAACTCTTCGATGTCTGCCTTATGTTTGTAAAGTGTAGATTCTGCAATGTTGAGCATTTTAGCAATTTGACCGTAAACAATACCCTTGCTACGAAGTATGCCGATTTCTCTTAAATAGGGTTGTATTTTGTTGTCATAAGCACTTGGTCTTCCTCCTGCCATCATCTCACCTCACCATAGCGCGACATAGAGGTCTAATACTTGTGTCGCATTTTACGGATTATCTACTTGAAAAATACTCCATAATGTCATATTTTCTAAATCTACAACATAAAATATGCACTAAATAAAAAAAGCGGTTATTATTCCGCTTTCTCATCATGAATGTTGCCTATGATTTCGTATTTTTTGCTATCTACAAATATAAATGGTGATATTTCGTTTGTGATATAAAAATCGCCAAATACATAGACTAACTCACCGAGTTCATTTTCTGATGTATCAAAGTTTCTATAAATACACTTTTGGAATATACCATAATATTTATCATGCTGATTAGTAATAAGATAGTGCCACACATGAGGTTTTAGCATATATCTAACAATATCACCCTCATAAATCTCTTTGCCGTTCTTGTCTTTAAGACCTGTGAATTGACCTATCGTTTCAGGTCTTACACGTATCCACTGTTCAAGTTGCAAGTACTCGTCCGTTGCTTCCACGATACCGTTCACGATGTATGCCACACCGCCATCAATAATTAGATTCCCATACACGAAGTCATTTTTTGAAATGTGTACGTTAATTTCATCAAAATCAACATCTTCAAAGGGTTTACCTCTAAACTTGTATTCTCTCATGCTATTCACCTCTGTCTACATAAGATAGGTATACATCACCTATTCTGATCACAACCATGTCAGAACCCCAATAAATAGTTTCATCTGATATGTGCGATGTCGTGTATACGGTATCATTAACGTTTACGAGTATATAGTCGCCATCTCTTCCTGCATATTCACCGTACATGATTTCAATGTCAAGTTCATCAATTTGTTCTTGAATAAGTTGTTCTACTTCATCTTTTGAATAATATTGTTGTGGTATCTCGTTTTCAATTTCTTCACCAAGTTCATCAATAGCGTTTTGAATGAGTTCATCTACTTCTGCTTGAGTGTAATAGTCATTACCTTGATAAAGAGGTCTACGAATATCACCACATCCAACCAACGCAATACCTAATAAAACCACGATCAGTAATGCTAATAGTTTTTTCACTTCATTTCCTCCAATTCTTCTTTATATAAGTTTGAACTTATTTTTTGAAGATTGTTTTTTAAAACTGTCATACGTGCATATTCTTTTGCAGACCATCCGTCGGTATTTCCTATTTCATAATCTAATAAATCGGCTATTAATTGGGCGTCCCAACTGTTTAAAATTAATTTACATGGTTTTCTTTTTGATTTAATATTTCTATTTTCCATGTGATGATGCCTCCAATTCTTTTTCTATGATTTCTGATTGACTTAATTTAATTTTGTTTATGACTCTTTCTAATTCAATTACAATGCTATCAATATAGTGATTTTGATATGTTAGTAACTCCTCAACCTTTTTAGCACGTTCAAGGGCTTTGATTACTTTATTAGGGTTATCAAATCCTGTTTCATAAAACATTAAATCATCTAACGCTTCATCGTAAATGTTCATATCTTTTAAAATCGGTTTAACTGCTTTGTTTAAATCATGGTAGTCTAATTGACCTCTCATGTATGGTCGATTGCTACCCTCTAAAAAGAAGAAACCATCTTCAACTTTATCAATTATGCCTATTTTTTTATTTGGTAATACAATTACTTTATCTCCTCGTTTCATCTCTATTCTCCTTTCACCCATACAGTTTGAAATGATTGCGTGGCTTTGGTGAGTTGAAATGATTTTAGACAATTATCTAAATCATTATCATAATCAAAAGGACTAAATTCGCAAATATCAGCACCATAATCTTTACCGTATTTATAAAACTCCCCTAATTCCATATTCACAGGTTGAATGTTTTTTAGGTGGTGAGCGTAGAGGTCTGCACCATTGCCGTAATCTTCAATCTCATCAGCGGTTAAACAAGTTGATTTTCTTAATGTTGGATCAACACTCAATAAATACATGAAATCATTTTCACACTCGTGACCGTTTTCTGTATTGGTGCAATCACTACAATCAACATATCTTGTAGTTCCACTCACCTCAAACTTGACGACTACAAGACCGTTGAGATTATCAAATGAATTGTCATCAATAAGCATATATGAGTGATATGGATGATTGATTAAATACGGCTTCCCCTTCGTGCAATACCCATAACCCTCTACAATCTCACCTCGTGCTAATTTGTCCTTTGCCCATTGTGGTAGATCACGCTTAAATACTGCAATTGATAATCTACCAGTCAATAGGTCTAACATTTGTTGTGGTTTAAACTTGTATAAGAGTGCTTGTGTCATTTGAGTGCCTCAACATAACCTTTTTCGATGAGGTCTTGAATGTATGGTGTGATGTCGTCGCCTGATTCATCTCTTCTCATGTTGTTGAATCTCACATATCTAACATTATCTAAAAGACATTCATCATTTAGAGG